CGCCGAACACCGCTGCCAGATTGTGAGGTCACCGCCCCGCGCATAAGCGATCATCACGCTGCGCGCGGTGTCATTGATCCGCTGGCGCAGCACCAGTTCGGCATAAGCACCCGTTTCCAGCAGCTTGATCGCCGGATCGCTTTCCACGAAGGCCGTGAACTGGGGGTAGAGCGCGAGGAAATCGGCACGGCGGCGGGTGTAAATCGCCTCGAAGCTCAGCGCTTCCACCACGTCAGGCGGGGGCAGCCGCGACAGATCAATCGCGGTCGAGCTGGCGCTGGTGAAGTTGAGCGGGGTGCTGGCCATGCCGTCACCTGCCTGCCACGCGCGCGCGAAGGGAAGGGTGTGGGCGGGTGGAAGGGGCTTTAACCGCTACGTCAAGCTCATCGCTCGAACAGTTCGGAGACCACGTCGAGCACCAGATCACGATCGGCATCGCTGAAGCCGAGCAGGCGGCGTTCGGGGAAGCGGGTGAAAACCTTGGTACCATCGGGCGCGCGGCCGACAAAGCCCCGCAGGCCGAAATGGTGTTCGCTCGCCACCTTGGCAGCACCGCCGACGGGGGCGATTTCGACGCTGTCGGGCGAGGCCGTGATCCTGAAATTGCGCGCCAGGCGCAGCTTGCGGAACATCTTGCCGCCCGCCTTGCGCCGCACCCGGCCGCGCTGGTCGAGCCGCGCCTTGCGCTTTTCCATGGGCCCGCCGTCGGGCTCCACATTGCTGGCGATCCGTTCGAGGTTCGATTTGCGCAGGGCCTTGCCCAGCTTCATGCCCGCGCGCTTGCGCTGGGCGGGCGACAGCCCTTCGAGCACCTGGCCGAACCACTGGTCCAGCGCGGCCAGCGCATCGCTGTCGTAGTCAGCCACGCTAGAAATCCGTCTCGATGTAAAGCGAGGCGATGTCGATCGCGACCGGGCTGGCGGTGGCGTTGTTGCTCACCCAGGCAAGCCCGCCCGAAAGGAAGGTGGAGGCCGCAGGCAGCACCGCCGCGCCGCCGGTCAGCGTGCCGCTGGCGACGTGGCCGGTGTTGATCCGGGTCACCTTCCAGTGGCAGGTCTGCGCGACATCGGCCGGGGAATGCAGCTCAAGCTCGTAAAGATCGACGTTGACGGTGTTGGCCGGGAAGTTCGCCCCCAGCGCAATCGGAGCCTGCGCCGCGCTGCCGCCTGAAAACAGCGAAAGCGTGGTGTCCGCCGCCCCGCGGCCGATGCCAATGCAATTGTTGAGGGTGGCAGGTTCGACATTTGTCGGCGCACCGGCCTGCCGCATGCCGATGAAGGCGCGGGCATCGGCGGTCAGCGCAGAAAAGCCGAAGCGGATTATCAGGCGGAACCCGCCCAGCCCCGCACCATCGCCCAGCGTGAACTGCGCCGCCGCGTCACGCGCACCGGCCAGCGACCCAGCGGTTGCAGCCGAAGCATAACCGATGCGGCGCGTGCGGGTGAACATGTTGGTGGCGGCCGGATTTCGCGCGGTGGCTGTTCCCAGATTGCTGGGTGCGGGAAGGCCATCGGTGGTGACCACGGTGCCGCTGCCCGCCGGATTCCAGCGCCCGATCTTGCCCCGTCCAAGGAAAGGTTGAAACGTGCCGTCAATCCCGCCCGGCCCGTTGAGCGCATGCGCGGTCTCGCCCAGCGCATCGGTCATGTAGAGATCGAAGCCTGCGCCAACCCGAACCGCATAGAGCGTGTCGGGTTCGAGTTGAGCGGGCAGCGCCGCCACGACCTTGTCGATGCGGAAGGTCATCGCGGCTTACCAGGCCGCCGTGCCGGAACGGACATATTCGCGCCCGGAATAGGTGAAATCGCCGTCTTCGTTCTGGCCGATCTGATCGAGCTGGGTCTTGTTGGCGTGGCTGTGTGCAGCGGCGACCGCACTGTCGATCGCCGCGGCCGAGCTGGTCGGGCGGCCAGTGATGTTGGCCCATTGCAGCGCCAGATCGAGGCTTTCGGCCTCGCTGATCTTCACAAAGGTGCTGGTGTCTGCCCGGTAGATGTAGGTTGCAGCGCCGCTGGCGACGGTGGGATCGCCGGTTGCATCCAGCACCATCACCTGCGTGTTGGTATCCAGCGCCAGCGCGTTGCGGGCGGCGATGTTGGCCACCACCATGATCGCGCCAACGCCGGCAAGGCGGGTGTCGATCAGCGCCTCGATGTCGGTCTGGGTCAGCACCCGGCGGGCGACGGCGGTATTGCCGGTGACATAGACCTCCACCTTGTCGCTGCCGGTGGCGACCAGATAGACGGTGTTCGCCACAAGCTGGCCGGGAAGCGCAGTGACGCGGGCAATTGCGAATGAAGCCATGGAACGTCCTTACCAATCGGTCATGAGGAACTGGGTGCCGTCGCCTTCGGATGGCGGGGGCACGGTGATCGAGCCGAGCACGTAATCGCCCAGCAGTGGCGGGAACGCCGGGCCGCTGGGCGGCATCAGCTGCATGTCGAGCAGCACGCCTTCAAGATCGGCGATGGTTTCGGAAAGGCCGGTCCCGTCGTCGAACAGGGGGTCGGGTTCATCGAGATAGGTCACGCTCCACCCGCCGCCCTGCAGCGGCTCGACCGCGATGTTCTCGGTCAGGTTGATGGTGAACAGGATGTCGGCGGTGGTGAGATCGAGGATGTCGCTTTCGAACTGGAAGCTGTCGCCATTGGGGGCGAGCAGGTTGGGCTGGTTGACCCGCAGCCAGCGGGTGATCGCCAGCGCGATGATGGCGATATCGGTCTTCGCTTCCTCGATCAGGACGGACAGCGGGTATTGCAGGGCAAAGCCGTGGGAGGCTGTGCCGCGCGCCCGCACCGCGCCGTTCTCGATCCACAGCTTCAAGCGCGCGGGTTCGTTGCGCAGCTCGGGGATTGCTGCGGTGAGCGCGTTGCGGAGAGACTTGGCCTTGCTCATGTCCTGTCCCTCAATCCCACAGCTTCACGGTGGCGCGCTTGGCCGGGCTGGCGGCGGCACCGGCCATGTCGGGCAAGGTCACCTGCGTGCCGCCGGGCAGCTGCGGGCCGAGCGCGGCGAGGTGGGGGTTGAGGTCGTAGGCCTGCTCGGTCACGCCTTCGGTGCGGCCCAGCACGCGCCAGCAGATCGCATCGAGCGTTTCACCCTGCTGTGCGGTGGCAATCATGGTCAGATCAGCTCGACCCGCTGGCGCTGTGCCAGGGAAGCGCCGGCAGCGTCGACCGCGCCGATCGCGCGCAGATCGGCGACGGCGTCGTAAGCCTTGGTGCGGTAGATGCCGGCGGCGTCGCGCTTTTCCTCGTTGCGGTCGATCGCTTCGTCGGTGGCGCTGACATCGATATGCATGTCGGCCAGCTCGGCGGCGGCGTAGAAGGTGACGATGCGGTGCCAGATCAGCACGGCGCGGTTCTTGCCGTTGATTTCGTCCTCGGTCACGGCGGCGAGATTGGCTGCGCCTTCGAGCGCACGGGCGGTGCGCCAGGCGAACATGTCGCGCAGCCCGGACAGGATGCCGCCCTCGATCGCCTGAACCAAGCGCTGGTCGGTGACCGCGCCTTCGCCAAGGCGGATGGCGGCGCGCACGTGCTGGGTCGAGATCGCGGGGAACCAGCCATCGGCAGCGACTTCCACGCCTTCGGGCTGGAAGTTATCGGGCGGTGCGGTCAGGCCGGTCATGGAGAGGTTCCTTCATTGCGCCCGGCGAACATGATCACCTCCCTTCAGGTTGGGCCGCACGATGTGGGGAGGGTGGGGACCGTGAAGGCGATGCGGGGCAGGAACCCGCTGCCATACTGTCCGCCCTCCCCGACGCCGTGGGGCGCTTCGTTCCGGCCCGCAGGGGCCGGGAATTCCTATTCGCCGTCCTTCGGGGCCAGATCGCGCAGCAGCTTTTCGGCGCGCTGGATGTCCTTCACCACCCCGCTCTTGGGGTTGAGCTTCCTGGCGCGGTTGAAGTGTTCAAGCGACTTGGTGGCAAAGGCAGCAGCGCCGCCAGCGGGGCCGGTTTCGTCGCTGGGGTCGAAGGTTTCGGCCATGATCAGCCAGCTGCGCCCCAGCGCCTTGTCGAGCTTGGCCTTGGCCTGATCGGGCATGTCGGCATCGGCGGTCAGCTGGTCGAGCTCGACCATCACCGCGTGCGGCACGCTGTTTTCGTCCTTCAGGAAAGCTTCGGCGATGTCTTCGCGCAAGAAGCAGGCGACCGAGCGGTTGTAGCGTTCGGGCATGGCGAGGCCGTGCTTCAGGGCGAAGCGGCCAATGTAAAGCGCGTCATCGAAGTGGCCGCAGTCGAGCGCCCAGACCATGCAGGTGAGCAGGACTTCGTCCTGCACCGGCTTGTCGGCTTCGATCACGCCTTTCACCCAGGGCGCGAATTCGCGCATGAAATCCAGCTTCATCGGGATCCGCGCTTCGTGGCTTTCGACGTCCTGCAGTTTCCGCAGGTTGTCGTGCAGCACGGCGCGAAGGATAGCGTATTCCTGCCCTGCCTCCGACTTGGGGTCGGGCTCGGCTGCCATGCCGGGGGCGGTCAGCGCGCTGGAACCGGCAAGGGCTGCAAGCTTGGCCTGGCGGTGGCGAAGGGCGGGGCTGTAGGACATGCGGTGCCTCCTGAAATGGTCCCCGCTCTATTCGGCGGCGGGGGCCGGGCACCGTGGCAGCGGCTTCCAATCCGCTGGCTCGACACCTCGGCTGCTCTCTATGGGCTCAGGCGGCACCGACCCGAATGTCAGACGCCGCCTTCAAAGCCCTCGGGTGTTACGGTGCCGGGCGGGCGGGTGCTGCGCCCATGACGATGTTCTCGACCAGCGCGGCGATCTCGTATTCTTCGACCACGTAGGCTTCGTTCACCGATTCATAGTTGGCGATGCGATCGAACTCGGGTTCGTCGACCAGCTGGCGGCGGCGGGTTTCTTCCTGCCAGTAGATCGACAGGTTGCTGAGCTTGGTGATCAGCAGCGCGTTGGCCGGGAAGCTGCTGACCCGCATGGCCGGCAGGCCGCCGAGCATCTTTTCCGAACGGATGATGCGATCGGTGGCTTCGACTTCGGTCGCCGTCGCCCCGGTCTTCTGGGCGATGTTGAAGTACTTGTCATCGACCAGATCGTGCCCGACGATGACCACCAGATCGGTGTCGCCGCGGTGGCTTTCGTGGATCAGGCGCTTGGCATCCATGACCAGCGCATCGAGCGACGAATAATCCGCTTCGGCGGTTTCATCGTTGCTGAGGCTCGGATCGTACAGCACCGCGCCCGCCTTGACGTAGATCGCCTTCAGCGCCGGGTTGTTCGTCCCGTTGGTGCGGACGGTCAGCGCGCCGTCGTCCATCACCTGCGCGGGGGCTTCCTCGCGGATGTGGTGCAGCCAGCCCTTGTTGACGTCCTGCAGCAGCGGGTTGGTGGTGATGTTGGTGGTGGCGGCCACTTCTTCGCCGTGGAAGCCGATGCAGATGCGATCAAGCGCCTGCTGCAGCACGATATCGTCGCGGATCAGCGCTTCGAAATCGGGGCGGTGGCGCCAGGCGTCGAGCAGTTCGTAGCGGCGCGACCAGTCGAAATTGGTCTTTTCGCACTTGTACTCGTGCTTGAGGTTGTTGTTGCCGATCGCCGCCGGGTTGCGACGGGTGCCGCCCGAGGTATCGACACGGCCCGCCAGACGGCGGCCTGCGCCGACGCCGAGCTTCTGGCCGCTCTGCTGGGTGACGGGGATCATGTTGATCGCCATCAGGAACTCGCTCGATTCGCGAATGCGATTTTCGAGACGCTGTTCGACCACCGGGTCGACGCTGAACTTCGCGGAAACCGCAGCCACGGCCACGCTGTTGAGAAGCGCGATCTGCGACACGAAGCCATTGAAAAGAGCGCGGGTATCGTTGCGCATGGGCCTGATCCTTGTTGGGTGTTAGCGGGGCCGGAGGGGGTTGTTGAACGAGGCCCCGAAGGGCGGCGAGATCAGCAGTCGGTGCGGACGAAGTTGCCCTTGGTGCCGGCGCTTTCGGGGCGAGCCCGGTAGGTCGAGGGCGCGGTCGTTTCTTCGTGGTGCTGCAGCTTGGACAGCTTCACTTCGAGCGCGTCGGTGGTTTCGCGCGTCTCCTGGCGAAGGGCGTTCAGAGACTTGTCGATCCCGGTCGCCAGTTCAGTGAAGAGCGTGCGCAGATCGTCGGCGCTGAAGGCGGCTGCCGGGGTGGCGGGATCGGCAGCGGGGGCCGGGGTCTGCGCCGGGGTGTCGGCCTTCGGGGCGAAGCGATCGGCAAAGCCATCGAGGATGCCCTTCAGGCCGGACAGCAGCCCGGTGGCTTCGGGCGTGGCGACGGTTTCGAATTCCAGCAGGGCGGCATCGGCCTTGTCCTCGCGCGAAAAGCGCTGGATGCCCGGCACCGCGGCGCTGAGCTGGCTGGTGAACTGCAGGCGTTCGGTGGCGATCGATGCCGGGCTGTCGGTCAGCGCGCAGCCCATGAGGTAGGCGTAACCCTTGTCCGCGAAGTTCGGGTGGATTTCGATCGAGGGGTAAAGCTTCTGGCCGGCGTCGTTGAGAGCCTTGGCATCTTCGGTCACGTCGAACACGCCGTAAAGCGCGGTGCGCTGTTCGGGCTGGCCGTTGAACTGGACGGTCACTTCCTCGGTTTCGAGGGAGAGCACGTCGCCGTAAGCGCGGAACGGGCCTTCGCCGCTGATCCCGCGAATGTGTTCGATGTTGAGGCGCGCGCTGTAGACCTTGGGGTCATAGCTCTTGGCCATCTGGCGCAGGTGCTCGGCATCGATGGTGCGGCCGTCCACGGTGGCGCCGGACGTGGCGAGCAGGAAACGTTTGGTCTTCATCGGTCTGGGGCTCCAGTTGGTGGCTCGGCCAAAGGGTCGGGGACGTTGGAGGCACTAAGGCCCCGCCAGAGGGGCTTCATGCAACGGCGCGCGCGGGTGAAAGCGCAATCCACCCTGCAAGCTTCTGGCGCGAGCGGGGGCTGAGGGGTGCATGGCAAGGCCATGCACCTGCCAAAGCCGCCAGCATCCGAGGACGAAAGCGACGCCGCCGAGAATGGCATGGCGGCGCGGCGCTGGGCGCGGTCGCTTTACTGGCGCGGTTGGACGGTCAAGCAGATCAGCGACGAACTGGGCATCCCCTACCAGACCGTTGGTGCATGGAAACGGCGCGACAAGTGGGCGAATGCCGCCCCGGTCGACATCGTCGAAGACCGGCTAGAAGCGAAGATCGCCACCCTGCTCGACAAGGAACCCTTCACCGAAGGGGACATGAAGCGGGTCGATTTCCTCATGCGCCAGCTGGAGCGCACGGCCCGGGTGCGGAAATACACCGACACCGGGAAGGAAGGCGACCTCAACCCCAATATCGAGCGGCGGAACGACGACGCGGCCAAGGCCAAGCGCGAGGAAAAGCGCAAGAACCAGCTGACCCGCGAACAGTGGCAGGCGCTGCTCGACGATTTCCACGACAAGAACTTCGGCCACCAGCGCGTCTGGTGGGAAAATCGCAACCAGCGCACCCGCAAAATCCTGAAGAGCCGCCAGATCGGCGCGACCTGGTACTTCGCACGTGAAGCCGTGGCCAAGATCGCCGAGGCGGTGCTGGCGGGGGAGCAGCCGCGCAACCAGATTTTCCTGTCCGCTTCGAAACGCCAGGCCATGAAGTTCCGGCGCGAGATCGTTGGGTGGGTCAAGCGGGTGACCGGGGTCGATCTGCGCGGCGACCCGATGATGCTCGATCTGTCGGGGCTGGTCGACGACGCGGGCGAGCCGCTGGGCCTCGATCCGGTCGGGCTCTACCCGCTTTCGACCAATTCCAACACCGCCCAGGGCGAAAGCGGCGATTTCTACTTCGACGAATTCTTCTGGGCCGTCGGGTTCGCCCAGCTGCGCAAGGTCGCCGCCGCGATGGCGACGCACACGATCTACAAGCGCACATATTTCTCCACCCCGTCGACCAAGACGCACCAGGCCTTTGCCTTCTGGTCGGGCGAGGAATGGAACCAGGGGCGCGCCAAGAACCAGCAGCAGCTGTTCGAGCTCACGCACAAGGCGCTGAAGAACGGGCGCATCATGCCGGACGGCAGCTGGTGTCAGATCGTCACCGTGCAGGATGCCGCCGCTGCCGGCATGGGCGATCTGATCGATGTGGAAGAGCTGCGCGCCGAAAGCAGCGAAGACGAATTCCGCAACCTCTACGAATGCGAATTCGTGGACGATGCGAATTCCAGCTTCCCTTACCGCCTGCTGCGCGGCGCGCTGGTCGACAGCTTCTACAAGTGGCGCGATTTCCACCCGGCGCACGTCGAGGTGCCGGGCCTGCGCCCGTTTGGCGATCGGCCGGTGTGGCTGGGGTACGATCCGAACAAGCAGGGCCGCGACGATGCCGCGCTGGCGATCATCGCCCCGCCGGATCAGGCCGGGGTGGGCAAGTTCCGCATCCTCGACAAGTACAAGCTCAACGGCCTCGACTATCAGGGGCAGGCGGACCGCATTCGCGAGCTGGCGAAGGTCTACAACGTCACCGACATCGCGATCGATGTGACCGGCGGGCATGGGCAGGCGGTTTATGAGATCGTGCGCAAGTGGTTCCCGCAGGCGCGGAAGATCGAATACTCGCTCGCCAGCAAGGCCGCGATGGTGATCAAGGCGCAGAACCTGTTCCGTTCCGGCCGGGTCGAGTTCGACATGGGTTGGACCGACGTGATGCAGGCCTTCATGTCGATCAAGCCGACGCTGACCGCCAGCGGCAAGGGCGTGACCTACACCAGCCCCCGCAACGGGGTGATCGGCCATGCCGATATTGCCTGGGCGTGCATGCACGCCTTTTCCAACGAACCGCTCGACACCGAATCCCTCGCCACCGGCGCGGGTGCTGGCGTCGTCGTCTTTTCAGACTGAGGACCCGACCTATGGATGAGACCAGCACCAGCCTGACCGTTCCCGCACAGCAGGCCACGGCCACCTTCAGCTTCGGGGATCCCGAAAGCGTGATCGATAAGCGCGATCTGCCCCAGTACTTCGAGCTGTGGCGGACGACGAACTGGTATCACCCGCCGCTGCCGATGGTCCGGCTCGCCCAGGTGTTCAACATGAGCCCGCACCACCGCAGCGCGATCGCGCTGAAGGTGAACCTGATGGTGTCGCACCAGGTGGCGAGCCGCTGGCTGGGCAAGGATGACTTCGAGCGGTTCGCGCTCGACTTCCTGCAGATGGGCAATGGTTATCTCGAACGGGTGCCGAACCTTGCTGGCGGCCTGCTGCGCGCTGCCTTCACCCCGGCGCGTCACACCAGGCGCGGGATCAAGGCGGACCAGTACTGGTTTGTCGAGAACGGCGTGGAGCCGGATCATCCCTTCGAACCCGGCTCGATCTTCCAGCTGCAGCAGCCCGACGTGGCACAGGAAATCTACGGCATGCCCGAATGGATTTCGGCGCTGCAGTCAGGCCTGCTCAACGAAAACGCCACCCTGTTCCGGCGCCGCTATTACCTCAACGGGGCGCACGCCGGGTTCGTCTTCCATGTCAGCGACACGATCATCAACCAGGAGACAGTCGACAAGCTGACCGAAAAGTTCCAGCAGGCCAAGGGCGTGGGGAACTTCAAGAACCTGTTCCTCTATACCCCGGGCGGGAAGAAGGACGGGGTGCAGATCCACCCGATCGCCGACGTGGCGGCGAAAGATGAGTTCATGAACGTGAAGAACATCAGCCGCGACGATCTGCTCGCCGCGCACCGCGTGCCGCCGCAGCTGATCGGGATTATCCCGCAGAACTCGGCCGGGTTCGGCAAGGTGAGCGAAGCGCTCGATGCCTTCTTCGAGATCGAGATCGTGCCTGTCATGCAGCGGATGCTGCGCATGAACGAATGGTTCGGGGTCGAGGTGCTGCGCTTCCGGAACTACGACGCGAGCGATGGCAGCCAGATCATGCCGGACGGGGCGCGGGTGCCTCCAGGGCAGCAGCGCCGGGTCTGATAGCCCCCTCCCACCAGCCTCTCACACCCACCTAAGACGCCCTCGGCCCGCCGCCGGGGGCGTTTCTTTGTGCCTGGCAGACCCATGGGGCGAGCCAGTCGCCCTGACCCCGCGCGCCGCGGTCGCCCCCACGCCACGCCATCGGCTTCGGTGTGTTTCATTATGCATCCCGGGCAGGATCGTCGCGCAGCTAAA